TGAAGGGTGAGGCTGGCGACAGCATCGGCCGCGGTGGTCGGACGAGCTTCTACTTCGTCGACGAGGCGGCGCACATCCCCCGCCCAGAGCTGAACGAGGCATCGCTTTCGGCGAACACGAACTGCCGAATCGACGTCTCGAGCGTCAAGGGCATGCAGAACCCCTTCGCGACCAAGCGACACAGCGGGCGCATCCCGGTCTTCACGATGGGCTGGCGTGACGATCCGCGCAAGGACGATGCGTGGTACGAGAAGAAGAAGCGGGAGCTAGACCCCGTGACGGTCGCTCAGGAAATCGACCTGTCGTATTCGGCCTCCGTCGAGGGTATCGTCCTACCGCACGAGTGGGTGCAGGCGGCTGTCGACGCGCACATCAAGCTCGGCATCAAGCCGACTGGCTCACGCTTCGCCGCGCTCGACGTTGCTGACGAGGGGACGGACAAGAATGCCCTCTGTGGCGCGCACGGGCCGCTGGTGGAGCAAGTCGAGGAATGGTCGGGCTTGGGCTCGGACATCTTCAAGACCACCGAGCGCGCGCTGCTACTGTGCGACACCGGCGAGTACGAATCGCTGGCCTACGATGCCGACGGACTCGGTGCTGGGGTGCGTGGGGATGCCGCGGTCATCAACGATCGCCGCAAAGGCGCAGGGCAGCGACCGATCGAAGTCCACGCCTTCCGCGGTTCGGCCGCTGTCGTCGACCCTGAGAAGGAAGATGTCCCCGGCCGCAAGAACGAGGACTACTTCGCCAACCTCAAAGCGCAGTGCTGGTGGCGGCTGCGACTGCGGTTCCAGAAGACGTACCGCGCGGTCGTCGAGGGCCACGCTTTCGACCCGGATGAGCTGATCTTCCTGTCCTCGAGCATCACGAACCTGCAGAAGCTCATCACCGAGCTGTCGCAGCCGACGTGGAGCCTGAACAGCGCCGGCAAAGTGCTGATCGACAAGGCCCCGGACGGCGTGAAGTCGCCGAACCTGGCCGACTCCGTGATGATCCGCATGGCCGCGACGACCCGCAAGCCAGCGACCTTCAGCGCGCAGACCCTCGCGGGCCTTGCCAACCTTCGCCGCCGATGAACCTTCGCAACCTCTGGCCCTGGCGCAAGAAGACGCAGGCCGAGCCGCTGCATGTCCAGGCACCGAAGGAGTTGCCTCAGCCGGTGAACTACCGTGACGCCGCACGCCAGCTCGCCATGCTGCGCCGGCCGACTATCACGGGGGAGGATATCTTCAAGGTTCCCGAGCCGGCGCCTGGCGTGCTGCCGAAGGCAGGCTCCAAGCTGGCGATGGACGACGCGACGACCGCCATCCAGCCGGTCTACGCCTACGCCTGCGGCTTCGATGACGCCTACGAGGAGGGCCTCGCGTTCCCGGGCTTCACGGTGCTTTCGCAGATGTGCCTGCGGGCCGAGTACCGCCGGCCGTCGGAGATCCTCGCTGGCGAGATGACCCGCAACTGGGGCGAGGTCACCTACGCCGACGACAAGGATGCTGGCGACAAGCTCCAAGTCCTCGAGGAGGAACTCAAGCGCCTCAAGGTGCGCGACTCCATCCGCAAGGTGCTGGAAGACGATGGCAAGTTCGGAGGCGCGCACCTGTACATCGACACGGGCGCGACGGACAAGCCCGACGAGCTGCAGACGCCCCTCGCGCTGACGCCGGCCAAGATCGGCAAGGACTCGCTCAAGGCCATCACGGTCGTCGAGCCGATCTGGGTTTACCCTGGCACGTATAACAGCGTCGACCCGCTGGCTGCGGACTTCTTCAAGCCGCAGGTCTGGTACGTCAACGGCAAGGCCGTGCATCGCTCGCGGCTGCTGACCGTCGTCGCCCGCCCGGTGCCCGACCTGCTGAAGCCGGCGTACAGCTTCCGCGGGCTGAGTCTGACGCAGCTCGGCAAGCCCTACGTCGACAACTGGCTCGAGACGCGACAGTCGGTCAACGACATCATCCAGAAGTTCAGCACCACGGTGCTGGCGACGGACATGGACTCGCTGACGCAGTCGAACGAGCTGACGCAGCGCATTCAGGCGTTCGTCCTCGGTCGCAACAACGCGGGCGTCCTCGCGATCAACAAGGCTACCGAGACTTTCGAGAACGTCTCAGCCCCACTGGGCAGCCTGGACAAGCTGCAGGCGCAGGCCCAGGAGCATCAGGCAGCAGTCTTCGGCATCCCGCTCATCAAGCTGTTCGGCATCGTGCCGACGGGCCTGAACAGCAACACGGCCGGCAACGCCGAAGAGCAGACTTGGCACGAGACGCTGTCATCGGGGCAGGAGACTGTTGCCTCGCCGGTCATGAAGACCATCCTGGACGTGATCCAGCTCTCGAAGTTCGGCGAGATCGATCCGGCTGTGGGCTGGAAGTGGCATCCGCTGAAGCACCTCGACAAGCTCGAAGCCGCGAACGTCGAGAAGGTCAAGGCCGAAACCGACCAGATCCGCATCGACAGTGGCGTGATCGACCCGACGGAATCGCGCCAAGCGCTCGCGAACGACGAGGACACGCCGTACCCCGGCCTCGACCCGAATGCGGCGCCGCAGCCGCGCGACGATGACCCGGAGAATGACGATGACCCGCCTGGCAGCGAAGGGGACAAGTAAGACCCTCGCGCCGGTTCATCCGAACGTCGGGCTCGCAGATGCCTACCGCGAGAAGCTGGAGCGTCTGGTCGACGACATGCACGCCAGCTTGCTGTGGTGGCTGCGCTCGGCCTATCGCGCGAATCCGCCGGAGATGGCGCAGGACGAGAGCCCTGCGATGGCAATGCGGCGCGCGATGGCCGAGATGGTGCGCCGCTGGCAAGGCAAGTTCGACGAGGCGGCGCCGGCCCTGGGCGGCTGGTTCGCAACCTCGGCAGTGGACCGCTCGGACAAGAGCCTGCAGTCGATCCTCAAGCGCGCAGGCTTCTCTGTGAAGTTCACCAAGACCCGGGCGGTGAACGACATCCTGCAGGCGACGACCGGCGAGAACGTCTCGCTGATCAAGAGCATCGCGAGTCAGCATCTGACCGAGGTCGAGGGGCTCGTGATGCGCAGCGTGTCCGCGGGACGCGACCTGCAGTACCTGACGGGCGAGTTGGAGCGGCGCTACGGCATCACGCGGCGGCGCGCGTCATTCATCGCGATCGACCAGAACAACAAGGCGACGGGCAGCATCGAACGCGCCCGGCAGACCGAGCTCGGCATCACCGAGGCGAAATGGATTCACACCGCGGGCTCCAAGCATCCGCGCAAGTCGCACATCGCAGCGCACGGCACCGTCTACAAGGTCGCCGAGGGCTGCCTCATCGACGGCGAGTACATCTGGCCGAAGCAGCTCCCGAACTGCGGGTGCTTGAGCCGCTCGATCATCCCAGGATTCTCCTGATGCCCCTGAAGCGCGGTTCTTCGCCGGAGACGATTTCGGCGAACGTCGCCGAGCTCGTCCGCGCAGGCCATCCCGAGAAGCAGGCGGTAGCCATCGCAGAGCGCGAGGCCAACGACACCTCGATGCATGCGGCTGGCGTGATGTTCATGGATGGCCGCGGGCGCGTGCTGCTGCTCAAGCGGGCCGGCGGCCACTACCCTGGCACCTGGGCATTCCCGGGCGGGAAGGTCGAAGAGGGCGAGACGGACGAGCAAGGCGCGATCCGCGAGTGCGCCGAAGAGATCGGGTACGGACCAGCGCCCGGCATGCGCTGCTTGGCATCTCAGCTCTGCGATAACGGCGTTCACTTCACGACCTTCGAGCAGGTAGGCGACGAGTTCACGCCGACGCTCAACGACGAGCACACCGAGTTCGTCTGGGCGCCCCCGCAAGACCTGCCAGAGCCCATGCATCCCGAGGCCGGCAAGTTCCTCGCGCGCCGGCTTCGCGAGATCACCCCAGCTCAGGACACGAAGATGGCTGCTGACACGAAGCTCGCGATGGATCGGGCCGCGCAAGCCCGCGCGCCCTACGAGCGCATGGCATTCGACCGCGGCGAGAGCACGCGCCGTATCGACCAGGATGGCCGCCTGTACGTGGGCCTGTCGAACATCAGCAAGGCCAACGTCTGCGGCTACCTCGGCGCCGAGATCCCGAACGCGGAAGCGCTCGGCCTCGATCCGTTGCGGACGTACATGCTGCTCCGCGACCCGGAGGAGCTGAAGAAGGCGGCGGCGACGTTCAACGGCCTGCCGATCCTCGACCACCACGTCCCCGTGACGGCCGAGCGCCCGCGGCAGGACTTGATCATCGGCTCGACCGGCACCGACGCCGTGTACGAGCACCCGTATCTGAAGAACACGCTCTCCATCTGGGTCGCGGACGCGATCGAAGGCATCGAGAGCGAAGAAAAACGGGAGTTGTCATCGGCGTACCACTACGACGTCGAGATGACCCCAGGAGTCTACGAGGGACAGCGCTACGACGGGGTCATGCGGAACATCCGCGGCAACCACGTCGTCACCTGCCCGAGTGGTCGGGCCGGCGGCGATGTCGTCGTCGGTGATTCACTTCCAACACCGGAGTTGCACATGAGCAAGAAGCACGCCTCCCTGATGGCGTTTCTGGCGCGGGGGGCCTTGCTCTCTGCCGTTCTCCCGAAGCTCGCGCAAGACCACAAGGTCGACGTCGCGAAGCTGACCGAGGGCATCACCACCAAGAACTGGGCGCAGCGCAAGGACGCGATCGTCGCGGCCATCAAGCCGAAGCTGGCGCAGGACGTGTCCATCGACGACGTGGTCAAGGTCATCGAGTCGCTGACCGGCCAGTCGAAGGAAGCCGATGTCATCGCTGGCGACGAGCCGGCCGAGCCGAAGACGACCGCGATGGACGACGAGGAAGAGGCCCGGAAGAAGGCCGAAGAAGAGGCGGCCAAGGCCAAGGTCGCGAAGGACGCCGAAGAGGCGGCAGCGAAGGCGAAAGCCGAGGAGGAAGCCAAGATGAAGGACAAGCCCGCCATGGACTCCAAGGCGGTCGCCGAGCTGGTCGAGAAGAGCGTGGCCGCCGCGGTCGCGGCCACCACGACCAAGCTGCGCGCCGAGATGCAGGCCGAAGGCCGAGCGATCCGCGAAGCGGAGAACGCCGTACGCCCCTACGTGGGCGAGCTGGCCATCGCGCAGGACTCGGCCGACGGCGTCTATCGCCTCGCGCTCGAGACGCTGGGGGTCAAGACGGACGGCATCCACCCGAGCGCCTTCCCCGCGATCCTGGCGCAGTGCCAGAAGCCCGGCGAGCAGCGCCGGCAGACCCCGCGCATCGCGCAGGACTCGGGCGCGGACGACGAGTTCTCCAAGATGTTCCCCAACGCCACCCGCCTGATCTAAGGAGGACGAGACCATGGCATTCCCCCAACAAGTGAACGGCGAACAGGGCTACGGCGTTGCCGGTGACTTCTGCGACGCCAACCCGCGCAGCACCGTCATCCCGCCGATCCCTGGCGGCACCTTCATCGCGGGCACCAACGGTGTGACCGTCGGGCGCTTCGCCTGGGCAGACGCGAACGGCGTCGTGTCGAACGCCGGTGCTGGCGCACCGACCGGCTTCGTGCATCGCGAGTGGAACGCGCTCATCACGCAGTTCCTCGGCAGCACGTCCTACCTCGTCCCCGCCGGCCTGCCGGTGACGCTGTTCAGCAGCGGCAGCTTCCTGGCGATCAACGCGGGCTCCGCGGCGACTGCTGTCGGTCAGAAGGCCTACGCGAACAACGCCAACGGCTCGGTGACGTTCGCCGCGACCGGCACCCCGCCGACCTCGGCGAGCGTGACGGCCGCCATCGCCGCCAACGTGGTCACGGGCGCCATCGCGGCCAACACCGCGACGGCCTCGATCAGCGGCACGGTCATGACGGTCTCGGCCGTCGGCGCAGGCTCGGTGCTCGCAGCCGGACAGACGGTCAGCGGCACGAACGTCGCCGCCGGCACTTCCATCGTGAACCAGCTCACCGGCACGGCGGGCAGCACCGGTACCTACACGGTCAACATCTCCCAGACCGCGGCGTCCGGCTCGGTCACGATGTCCGGCGGCGGCCTGACGGTCTCGGCCGTCACGACCGGCACGCTGGCGGTCGGCCAGACGCTGACCGGCAGCGGCGTCGTCGCGGGCACGACCATCACGGCGCTCGGCACGGGCACCGGCGGCACGGGTACCTACGCCGTGTCGAACGGCACCGTCGTGGCATCGACCACGCTGACGGCCTCGGGCGGCACGATGACCGTCTCGGCGGTCGGCTCGGGCGCCATCGTGCTCAACGACAACCTCAGCGGCTCGGGCGTGGTCGCCGGCACCTACGTGACCGCGTTCCTCACCGGCACCGGCGGCACCGGCACCTACCTCGTCTCCAACGGCACCGCGGTCTCGTCCACGACGATCACCGTGCAGGCCGGCACCGAGACGAAGTGGATTGCGCTCAACGTGGCGCAGCCCGGCGAGCTCGTGTTCATGTCCACCCACGTCCTCGGCTAAGGAGCGGCCACCATGAAGATCAAGCAAAACCACCTGGCCGTCCTCGAACAGGGCGGCGTGACCTTCGAGGTGCCTCCGCGGCACTTCATCGAGTCCGGATGGACGAAGGGCTCGGGCCGCGCGCTCGAAGTCGCCATGGACGCCGATCCCGAGATCGCCATGGCGCTCGACGCGCAGCCCACGGTCGTCACCACCGCCAACGCCGGCATCCCGTCGGCGCTGACGATGTTCATCGACCCGGACGCCCTGCGCATCCTGCAGTCGCCCAACGAGGCCGCGAACATCTTCGGCGAGGAGTCCAAGGGCTCCTGGACGGACGTGCAGGGCCAGTTCCCCGTGATCGAGAACACCGGCACGGTGAGCGCCTACGGCGACTACAGCATGGCCGGCCGTTCGGACATCAACGCGACCTGGGAACAGCGCGAGTTCTTCCTCTTCCAGTCCATCATCGGCTACGGTGACCTGGAGACGGCGCGCGCGGCCCTCGGCAAGATCAACCTGGTCTCCGAGAAGCAGCAGGCGATGGCCAAGGCCATCGACAAGTACAAGAACCGCAGCTACTTCCTCGGCATCTCCGGCCTGGCCAACTACGGCCTGCTGAACGACCCGAGCCTACTGCCCGCCATCGCGCCGGCCATCAAGGCCAACGGCGGCAGCCGCTGGGTCGTCGGCTCGACGATCAACGCGACGGCCAACGAGGTGTTCAACGACGTGCAGTCGCTCGTGCTGCTCGTGATCAAGCAGGCCGGTGGCCTGCTGAACACGAAGTCGAAGTTCACCCTCGCGATGTCGCCGCAGTCCGACGGCGCGCTGATGGCGACCAACTCGTTCGGCAAGACCGCGCTCGAGATGATCGCCCGCGCGTTCCCGAATCTGACCGTCAAGACCGCGGTGCAGTACGGTGCGCTGTCGGCCTCGAACGTCGAGGGCAACGCCTCGGGCGAGATGATGCAGCTCATCGCCGACGACGTCGAAGGCCAGGACACCGGCTACTGCATGACGAACGCGACGCTGCGCATGGGCCGCATCGTGCCGTCGCTGTCTGCGTTCGAGCAGAAGGCCATGGCCGGCACCGGCGGCGCCCTGGTGCGTCAGCCGTTCGGCATCGCCACGATGATCGGCCTCTGAGTCGATCCGCCCGCGCCGCGATGGCGCGATGACACGCAAGAGCCCCGGCAACCCCGGGGCTCTTTGCTTTTCCCCAGCTCCTGAAGGATCCGCG